GTAGTTGCGCCTCACAAAATGCCAGTTAGACCCCCCTCCAGGGTTAAACTCCCCTACCCCTTTTGATATTACAACTTCGATGAGCAGGCAACAACGGAGAATTTATTTCGCCAGCAACCACATGGTCGGCCTGCCAGGGGTCGTTGGGTCGTGCCGTCTGTCCACATATCCAACAATGCGTGGCAGCCTCTCGGACTGCTTTGGCTCGCTTGCGGTAATCGCCACCATAGTGCTGGCGTTTGCTTTGATCACGGTTTGCCTCAATGAGTTGACCATGTTTCAACCTGCAAGGCTCGCACCTAGTGCGGTTGGTTGTTAACTTTCCACACTCAAGGCAGGGGCGCCGTACCCCGGTGATCATGGTTAGTCGCTGACTTCAACCTTGCGAGTCTCGGCAGGCTTGACCACCCGGTTCTCAATCTTGGTATCCCCCTGCATTAACCGGAGGATGGCATCAACGATTGCGGGAGTTGCATCGTGAACAATGCCGCAGGTGGGGGCGCCGGTGACGCCATTGATTGCGCCCTCAATGTCGGCGCGGGTGATGTCAGCCATGATTCTCCAAGTCTTTGCGTTGATCCAATACGGCGTCAAGGTATGCGCGCCAAGCTGCGCCACGGTCGTCAACCGGCACTTGGTTCAGATATGTCAATGCTTCATCTATGTCTGCCAGTGTGTCCATTGCCTGTTCCATAATGTGGTTCGGCGCCACCAGCAAGGGGAACAAACCGGCGGCGCCAAAGTCTAATGAAGTGTGACCAACTCAGTGGTCAGAATCTTGAGAGTTGCGAGTGTTGCAACATAGCAGACTATAACGGAAGGGTTACAGTTTTGTCTAGGGGGGGTCGGTCATGCCTTGCTGGTGTGACCACAGGTGTGCAACATAATCAGTCGCATCTCCGTCTAATTCCATCGTGACTTTCTTGTGCCAGCGCCCTTTGATGGTGAAGGTGACGGTCACAATCGGCAACACGGCATGGCATAGTGGACAGAACGCCGTCACAAGTCGCTGGTCTGTTGTACTCACAATGTGTTCACGCCGTCAGACCGGTGATGTCGTAACGCCCACGTTCGCGCCTAATCTTGCCAGCCTTAGCCCATTGGCGCAGGGTGCGTTCAGTGACACCCAGGTATTCGCTGGCGGCCTCGGCGTCAACGTAGATGCCGCCGTTGGCAGTGGCGGCGCCAACGTACAGCAACCGGCCAACGCGCCAATGTGTTTTGCACGCGGGACAGTTCACCAACGCTTCCATCTCCACATCGGTGATTTTGATTGCCTTGCCGCAGGTGGCGATGCCATCGGCGGTGTCGATGTCGGCGGGGCAGGGAATGACCCAGGAGTTCGGCGGGGTCTCGTTGGCGCCTTCTCGCATGGCGGCCCATTGTTGGCGCAGCTCTCCAGCGAATAGGTCAATGGCAACGTGGTTGGCGCAGGCTTGGTGTAGCCAGTTTTCAAGGAATTGGCAGATGTGTGCGAGTAGGTGAACCGTTGGCACGGTCTCAGTCGCCACGCCATAAGGCACTAGGCCATAGGTCTCGCGCCAGTCTCGCACCCAGTTTTCTAGTACGGCGGTGGCGTTATAGCCACAGGAGGCTTCTAAAGCGGCCATAGACAGGCCAAACCCTCGTTCGGTACCTCGGCTACCACCTTGCCTAGGTTGTAGCCTCTGTGACGCTAATTCGGCGTATTTGGGCATGTCTGTGAGTTGTCGGCGCATATTGGACTCACAACGTTCACAAGCCATGGTTTCGGTGGATCGGTGGCAGATCATGCACTCACCAAGGTTGTTGATCAAAACGGCACTCCCTCACTGGCGTTGGCGGTCGGTTTGATTGGTAACGATTTGATAAACGCCGGCGGCGTAGGTTGCTCGCAGTCATGGGCGCGGTGAATGTCCAACATGGCAACCTGGTGCAACACCTCGCCAGCGGTTCGCCGCAGAATCTCACCTTGCGGATTGGTGGCGTACATTTTGACGCTGTTCACAATGTTGACCAGTTCACCCTCGCGGGTCAGCACCTCGGCATCAATGATCACCGGCAACGCCGCCACCCTGCCATCCAATCCGGCGAGCACTTTTCTACCACAGTCAGGGCATGGTTTTGGCGCCGGTTTGGTGGGTCGGCGGTAGGTCGGTGGGTTGGTCACTTCATCACCCCAAATTCCGCTGGCAAGTCCAAAATCGGAAACGCTCGACAAAATCGGAAAACCCCGATTCCGAATTCCGCTTGCCCCCTAAGGGGGGGCGGTGCGGAATCCATCAGGGCCATCGCCGATTCCGGAATTCCGCAAAAACGGAATCGAAAACGGAATCGCGGAATTCTGTCAGTCATCCAAATCAGCCCCGAAAAAGTCGTTTTCATGCAGCTGCCATTTGCCTTCAACCTTGACAATGAGACCGTCAAATGCCAGCCCTTCAAAGGTGGGTTTCTGGTAGTCGGTGCCAATCTTGTGACCCCGATTGCGCAACAATTCGACCACATCCTTTTGACTCATTGCCACCCCAGATTCACCCAAAACACCCAGCACCGCGTCCCGGTGATTCATGGCGGTGGATTCCTTGACCGCCTTGGCATCAAATGGGTCAAAGTCCACAGTGATGTCACCGGTGACCTTGTCGCTGGTTAAGGTCACGGCGCCAAGGTTGCGGGCATCATTGCAATAACCACGCACATGACCGGCCCTATCCTTGTCCACACTGACCGCCAACCTGCCGACATTGCCACGGCCAAAGGGGTCAAGGACGGTCACCGCCAAGGTACAACCTGTGGTCATGGCGCGTTTGGCTTGGGCGCCGATGCCGCCTTTGCCCCGCGCATCCTTTGACTTAGGCACATGATCCACATATATAAGGCACACGCCGGTGGCGGCAACGGGCTTCAGTAGCAACTGAGCAAAGGTGGTGGCGTCATTATTGGAGTTAATGTCTAGGCCAAGAACGTTCATGGCGGCGTTGAATCCGTCCAAGATGGCAAGGTCAGGGGCAATGGTGTGCAAGGTCTCGGCTAGGTCAAGTTTCGCCCTTGTGCCAAATCCTTCATCGGGTGACATATAAGCAAGGTTTGTGAAGTCGGTGACGCCTAGACTCTTAAGCCTGCTGACAATACCTGGGGCGGTGTCCTCAAAGTCCATGTACAGAACACGCTGCTCGCGTGCTAGGGCTTGCGTTACCGCCTCTAGCGCCAGCCATGTCTTGCCTGACTCTGACTCCCCAATGATGCCGTTGACTTTGCCGGCATAGAACAGGGGCTGCCCATCGGTGAAGGTCAGGAACTCTGGCGCGTGTTCGGTGACCTCTCCACGCAAGACAGGGTCAAGGTCAATCGGCCACCATGTTGTGCGTTGGGTAATTGCTTCCACGTAATCCGCCGGCAGCTCGGCGGCGTCACCTTTTGGGAGTTGAGCCAACCACGCATCGGCAAGGGCGTTGGTGTCCTGTGGGGGCATGATCGGTTGTTTGATCCCTTGCGCCAACATCAGGTCAATCATTTCCGGTATCCGCGCCACCTCACTAGCCTCAAGGCCAGCCTGCCGCGCCGCACCCTCAAGGGCGTAGGTGCCAACATCGTGGGCAATGAGGCCACCGGCGATGCCTCTGGCAATCTTTGGCACCGCCTCTGTTGCAAGTGCCATCCACCTGCCACCTTCACCGGCGTAAGTGATCGCGTCACAAGCTGACTGAATTACTGCATTACGGTACTTGGTCACATTGTCGCCACTTGCTGGCATTGATGGCATGGTCATTGTGGGGCGTATCGGCACCACAGGCGCGGGTTGCGTGTCCAACTCTGCCAACCATGTTGCCAAGGGTTTCTTGCCGTGAATGGTTCCCGTGATCTCTGTGAGGTAGGTGTAGGTGCCACCAGAGACATGCCGACTCGGCGGGGCGACAACATAACCGCCAGCGCCTTTCACCTCGATCTTGTTCGGCAGCCCGTGTTTGCCGCTGGTGATGGTCTTGTTGCCGCCCGGCGTGCAGTAGATGTGCAGGCCGCCATCACCGCGACCTGTCAACACCGTGGCAACGTGCTCGGGCGCGCCCATGTCCTCAATGAGTGCCTGGTATGCCGGTATCGCGCCGTCAACGTCAATGACATCAATTTCCCCGCCAGTGACCAAACCGATGTTGGCGTTGGGGTATCGCTGCCACCATGCGGTGATCGTGGCGGCGTTGATGCTGGCATTGGTCAAGCCATTGGGCACCAGCTTTGCAATGGGATGTTTGGCAGGACTAGCGCACTCGGCGCCGCTAGGACACGCACAGACACCGCCGTCAGGCCACCACAGTGGTATCACACTGATACCAAGGTCAGCCAGGTGCAGGGCGCTGGCCAGTAACTCATTGGGCGCGGTGTTCAGTTGTTGCATTGTTCACTCAATTGTTGCTGAACCTTGCAAAACTGTGCGTCACGTTTTTCAAAACATTCTTGATGACTAACCCCATAATTCTCTAACAAATCAGCAATGTGATGTCTTAGTGGTTCGTAATAAAACCATTCTTTTGAATATTTGAACTTACAAAAACTTAGATGCAAGTGTGATTCAAGTTCTTGATCGCCTTCCAATTGACCAAGAATTGCTTGTATTTTGTAAGGAACTCGCTGTTTGATAAGTAATAATCGCCTTTCAATATTTGTCGTGGTTCCAATCTTGACAATTTGTTTCCCGTCATCAAGTTCGGCCAACAAAAAATAAACGTAATGAGTTCTAGTTCCCAAGGCTAATAATATTTTGCAGTAATCTAGCTCTGGCAACGCCACTTGGTTGTCTGGGTAATAAAGTTTAATCATCCTTGAGCGGTTCATTGTTCCCCTTCATTCGTGGTCAACCATGTAAAAGCAACGTCTAGTGTTCGTTTTGCATGTATATCCGTACAGATATAACCGTCACACAAAGCGGCGGTGCCGGCTCACACACGACACCGCCGCCGTCTGTGTTATGCGCTCAGACCTGATGCCTTCAACAGCTCCATTGCTTGAACCTGTTCTGGCGTCAATGACGGCGCTGCGGTGGCAGGCGCAGGGCTGCCATTCTTGACCACGGTGACATCAAAGTGCTTCAACGTCTTACCGCCGGCGCGTTTTTCGACCTCGGTCATTGTCACCGTTAAGGTGTCGCCAACCTCAGGGCGCTTCTCTGACAACTCGGCCTTAAGCCGCACCTGTCCAGCGGTGAGGGCAACTTCACCCTCGGCGGTGTCCAGCATGATCTTTGGCACAACCTTGCCGTCATCAAATCGGTGTGCATAGACACCGGTGACAACGCCGGTGACGGTATCGCCGACCTCGTTAAATGACACGTAATCACTTGCAATGCGCATTTCGGGATCATCCCAAACTGACATGGTATTTCCTCTCATTCGGTGGGTTGGGTTGGATCAACGGTTTTGACACCGTTGCAACTTTCCTGCGCGTCAGATGACAGCGGAAAGAAGTATGGGCAATACATGCAATGTGTTGGCGTGGTCGGGATCAACGGCAGCGCCGCCGTCCCCATTGCCGTCATTGCTTTGATGGCATCAAATCGCGCCAAAGATTGGTCAACTAGCGCCTCGTCATAAGGCTCGGTTATGGAGAAGGCGTCACGCATCATGCCTGAACGTGACCAGAACATGACGGCAATGTTCTCAATCTCAATGTCCATCAGGCGCAAACCCAGGGCGTAGGCGTTGAGTTGCACCCGATACTGCGCCGACATGCCCTTGGTCTTGTACGTCTTGAGCGCAGTGGCGCCGACAACCTTATGGTCAATCACAGTCTTGGACGGTAGGTGAACCAAGTCGGCGGTGCCTTTCGTCCACGGTTCCAGTGTGACCTTGACCTCGGTCATGTAGTCGGGGTCTTTCTTGAACGCCCTCTCGAGGTAGTAATGCACAGAGGTGCCAACAATCGCTGGCCATGAGTCGGTGTCAGTGTTGACCGGATCAACGTCCAGCAGCTTGTACGCCAGCCGCCGTGAACATGGGGTGCCAATCTCTGACGCGCCAATCATGGTTTGCTGTGACCTCGGCGACCATGTTGCATACTCTTTGACGTGATTGATCAAAGTCCGAGCAACATCAAACGGTGGCGTGTCCTCGCAGGTGAGGTCTTTGAACGCGCCCACGGTCTAGCCTTCCACGATAGTGAACCGGCGCGACACCGATGAATTGGTGCAGGCGTCAACCTGGGCATCGGTCAGCAGCGCCTTGGCAGCCTTTTGGTCAAATCGGTTGCTGGTCACATACGTCCAACGCACCACCGGTTCACCGTTAATAGTGCCAACCTCAACTTCACCAAGGGCGTCTTTGATGTGACCCTCAGCCACTTCAATCTGTTCATCGATCTCGGCGCGGTCTTGTTTCAATTGCTTAAGATGAATGACCCAATTGGCCAGCGCATCTAATTCAATCTCATTCATTTTTTGTACCTCTCTGAGTGAAATAGTTGACCGCCCCAAACACCTAGCATTTCGTGATTGTCAAGGGCGTGTTGTAAACATTGTGACCGTACGGGACACCTCTGACAGATGGCCACGGCGGTTTTGTAGTCGTCTGTGTATTTGCTTGATGGGAAAAAGATGGAAGCATCCTCCCACTGACACAGTGATTGTTGGCGCCAATATTCGCCAGTCATGTCTGTCTTGGGATATTTGACCTCAGACATAGCGCTCCTTAATGGCATCAAACATATTGCCCAGCGACACCATGATCGTGGTGAAGGATTCATCGCAGTCAACAAAGGCGCCGTGATCATCTGAGAGTGTCCAACACTCCCAAGCTTCCACCCGACCATTGCCAAACCCTTGACGCTGCACAACTAGAAAACCATGCACCGCCTTGGCGTTGTTGCGCTCGGTGCGAGTCTCGTCTAGCCATTTGGATATCTGACCAAGTGATGCCGTTTGCGCGGCCTTGCCAGCCTTAACCTCCAGAATGATCTTTGGATCACGCATTAACACCACGTCACCTTGGTCGTTGGCGCCCGCGAGGGCGATACGTTCGGCATCGGTGAAACCTTGTGACCACGCAAACTTGACCACGGCAGTCTCGGCGGCGGTGCCTTTGTTCTTTGATGGGTTGGTCATGGTTGTGGTGTCTCACACAGCGCCAGCACACATTGTTGCAGTAATTCTGCAAGATGGGCGTTGCCTTGTAAGCCTTCCAACTCCGCTTGCATCATGCACCGCTGTACAAGTTGTTCATTCGGTTGCATTAGAAACATCCTGTCCCAGGCACTTGGTGTGCCCAATGTTGTTTGCCGTTTCCTTTGTCCCACACAATCCAAAAGGCATAATCCTGCCAAAACGGATGCCACTTATTCATTGGCGTTTTGCGCAACGTGCTGCCAATGTTCTGGGCGATGGACTTGTGCATTGTCTTGCGCAGGTCTTTTTGAATCATCCACGCTGCACCAGTTCGCAACGCAGGGCTGAACTGGTACGCGCCACGATAAGTGCCAGAGGCGCTGACGGCGTGGTAATGGTGGTGGGATTCCCGCCCACGAATACAACGCCGTGTGCGTTCATGTTTGGCAACGTAGTGTTTTCCAATGTACAGACTTGACCCGTCATGCACCTTGTCACCAACTGCAATTGGTGCAATGAGAATGTCGGGCACTGTTGCTGGCATTGCCAGCACCGCAGCCAACGCCACGGTTGCCATGATCACTTGCCTGCCTTGAGTTCAGCAATGGCAAGGTCAACATAGTTCTCCATGGCTGACCGACCCATATCGTCCGCTATCTTTTCGGCGCGCATTGCACGCTGCGCCCAGTATCTGACATCGGCGCTGCGCATGGAGTAGGCGATGTAATAGGTGCCAGCTCCGATGATTCCGACTAACAACATTGTGCCAATGAACTCGGACATTGTGTCCCCTTTCGTTTTCGTTAGGTGCATGACTACACCACCAAGTTGCACCCTGTCAATGCCGACACGCCGAAAAACGCAAAACGCCCCCCGCCGACCTTGTGGGTCAAACGGGGGGCGTTGCGTCACCGGCGAGAGGTACCGGAGGCTTATCTATTCATCATCGTCAGTGAACCAATCCTCTGTTGGCAGTTCGGGGGCGCGTTCGACATGGGCACTGAATCCAATGGGAGTTTGTGACGGTTCAGGTTCGCGCTCGGGCGCTGGCGCTGGCAATGCTAAGGCAATGGAGGCGGCAAGGCGGGTCAACTCTTTGACCTGTCTGACGTTGATCTCGACACCCTGGGTTTTGATCACGATGTCTCCCACGGTCACGGTGACCTTCATGTGCGCAACTGGTCGGCTAGACCCATGTAGGCCACGGCGTCAACGTAGTTGTCGGGAACGGTCACGCCTGAGGCAATGCGGCCAATCTTTACTAGAGCCATCATTACGGCGACATCATGGGCGTCTAGGGGTTTTCCCACATAGACCGACCAAAGCGCCCCAATGCGCCCTAAATTGTCCTCTGGCGCGCCATACTGGGCTTGCCTGTCGGTGCTGGTGAGGTGTCGGGCTTGGTCGTAGATATCGCGCACAGGATGCCCTTTCATAACAGTTTGGTAACGATAGGGGTGTTGGTGTCGCATTGTGTTCCATGTCGTGTATTGTTCTATCTGTAGCCACAAGGCCACCAAACAAAGGGGAACGACATGAACACAACGAAAATCGAAACTGGTTCGGTTCTAAAGTCATCATGGGGATACGATCAAACCAACATCAATTTTTATCGTGTTGTAGACGTAAAAAACAACTGGGCAACACTAGAGCCAATCGGCCAAACCGTTGTCGAAACCCTCGCCGGGTACATGGGCGAACAAGTCGCTCCATCTAACGTCACGACTGGCAAGAAATTCCGTCGCAAGATTAAGCATTTCCTAGGCGAAGATATGGTTGGCATCAATACATACGCCGCCGCTTCATTATGGAACGGCACTCCACAACTACAAACTCAAACACACTAAGGGGATGGGATAATGAACACCATTACTGCAAAAAAACTCCACTGGGTCAAGTCAATTGACGGTGGCATGTTCACCTTCACGCCAGAGGGCAACACCATCCGCGAGATTGCTAGCGCGTGGTTCGTGTTCGACATGGATGACGTGTTTGTTGCGCAGTACGCAACACGCGATGAAGCTGCTGCGGTGACGGCATGAAGGACAAGAATTGCGCGTTATGCGCCACAATGACCGAGTGGACGGAATTATTTCCCGGCGATGTTTGCATTGAATGTTGGGCGAAAAGTCCCGCAGGACGATACATGCCAACAGCGCAAGAACTTGCACAAATGTGGGGCGCAAAATGAGCCTGAAAGTTGGCTCATTGTTCACGGGCTATGGCGGTTTGGACATCGCCGTTGGTGGTGACCTTGCATGGTATGCAGAGATTGAACCAGCAGCTTGCCAAGTCCTTGCACACCATTACCCCAATGTTCTCAACCTTGGCGACATCACCAAGATCGATTGGTCACAAGTTGAGCCCGTTGACGTGATCACTGGCGGTTATCCATGCCAACCATTTAGCCATGCAGGAAACAGGAAAGGCAAAAACGATGTCAGACACTTATGGCCAAACGTCCTTGACGCCATTCGCGCAATACGACCACGATACGCAATCTTGGAAAACGTCAGCGGTCACCTCACTTTGGGCTTTGCCGATGTCCTCGCTGACCTTGCCGAAATCGGGTGGTCTTGTGAATGGGGAACTTTTCGAGCGTCCGATGTTGGAGCTCCCCACAGACGCGAGCGCATCTTCATCATTGCCCACACCTCACGCGGGATTGGGGGAGAGGGGCAGGGATGGGGTGTACCCGAATCCGAAGGGGCAACAAGACTTGCAACACACTCTGGCGACATTGCTGGCAACGCCACGTTCACGCCTGTCCAACAACGACGACGTGAGCAAAGATCGGGGCAAGCACAATCTAGAGGATCAGATTTCGCACTTACTGCCGACACCGCTAACCTCAGATTGCAACCCTCCAGCAAGCGACTACGGGCAAGAGGATCGGCTTCAACTTCGGGACATCAACGTTTTTTTGCCAACACCGAAAGCAACAAGCAACGAGAGCCAGCAGAACTTGGCAAAATACGGCCCGAACTTGGGAATGGCGTTGATGCCGGATCAATACGACTGGAGCGGAATTGTGGGTCGGTTGCTGCCAACACAGATTGGGGAAAGTACGCCTCAGCAATCGCCCGATGGGAAGATGTTCTAGAACGACCTGCACCAGCGCCAACGGTTGAACGCAACGACAAACGCCGCCTTAATCCACAGTTCGTTGAATGGATGATGGGGTTGCCCGATGGTTGGGTGACAGGTCACGGACTTAGCGCAGCCAAGGAACTAAAGATGCTAGGCAACGGTGTTGTCCCACAGCAGGCACACGCAGCAATCACGCAACTACTCGAGAGGATCACACCATGACCAACATTGGCGACAAGCTCACACTGCAAGCAATCGGCAACGCCTACAAGATCGCGCAACATAATGAACGGCAACGGTTCAATGAACTGGCCGCCCATGTTCGCGTGGCGCACAATAATGGCATGAGTCAACGCCAGATTTCTGAGGCGGTGAAACTGCACCGGTTGACGGTGGCGCGCATCGTCAAGGGCATGGACGACAAACGCCGCACCGCACCCATTGACCTTGTGGAGACTGGCGAGATATAGTCAACACACAACACCGCCGGCGAAAAGGGAAGCACCGGCGGTGTTGTCATGCCGGTCGGGTATCGCCAGACTTCAATACTTTATTCCACGCACCGCAGTCAGCGCATTGGGTCAACGGCCACGCCGCAGACTTTGACCGCGTGACACCGTGGGCAACAAGGTTGACCGAGCCGCAGGCGTAGCAACTAGACATGTCACCTGTCCACAGTCCAGCGTGCGGTGACTTAATCCACGGCGCCAGCAACGTGAACAACTGCTCGGTGATCACGACATCTTGGATGTTGTAGCGGCGAAACTTCTCCCAGACTTTGGGATCGTTTTGCATGACACTATTCCACAAGGCTTGTCCGCCGGTGTCTAACTTGGTGTCAAGGCCAACAGCGTCAGTGACGTAGCCAAGCTTGTTGGACATCATTTTGAAGTTGCGGCGCATAACAGTGAGCAGGTCAATGTGTAGGACTGGTGACGGCGGCACAAGTCCTGCCAGCATGAACTCACGATTCATGTGTGGGATGTCAAAGCGCACATGGTTGTAACCGACAACAATGTCAGCCTCGTTGAGCATGTCCCACGCCGTCTGCACCATAACTTTCTTGCCATCGTGAAACTCTGAGACACAGGTGGTGCGCTTATCACCAAGCCACTTGCCGGCGAAACACAACATGCGCGAGGGCGCAACGATTTGCGACACCGACACGTTCTGGTCAAATAATCCCCACACATAGGCCAGCGCTGGCGAGGTCTCAATGTCTAAGGTCAACACTCTCGGCGTGTGGCTCATACCCGCGAACGCCTCGGCAAGGGTCATGACCTTGGGCAGCGTTTGTGTCTATGTGCGAAAACAGTATTTGTGGACACCGTGACCCCATTCTTTGCACACACTTCAACGACTAGGCGAACACTTATGGCATCGTTATCAATCGCCGCTTGTAATGCTTCACGGTCTGCTGGTGGCAACGTTGCCAACGCCTTGCATGTCACACACCGCGTTGGTTTGATTGCGGCAGATTCAAGGTCTTTGGACAGGCTCACTTGCCTGCCAATGCCGCAGCCCATGCGCGCCGTTGTTTGAGTGTCTTGCCAAGGATCGGCAGCGGCCACTCTTGGCCATCCTTTTGCGCGCTCGTATTGAATGACACATGGATGTGCGCAGTGTGACCCCAGTTGCCTTTGCGCCACCGAAACCATGTCGCCTTGTGCGTGCCAGAGGCGATGGCGTTTTCATAGATAACGTACTTGACCCGACCTGACCCTGGTAAACCTGATCGGGCATAGGTCAACAGTTGATTTGCCAGCGCCTGCGCGTTGCGCCCATTGCGCCACTTGCCGTGACCAAAGTTTTCATCAATGTCAATGGCGTGAACCCAACCGTTTTTGTCTGGGTTGTGATCCGAAAGAGTTCCGCGAGCTGCATGGGCACTATCACCAATCCAGCCGTCAGATTGTTTGTCACGGTCGGGGAATCGTGCATTGAGTTGATCTCGTAAAGTAACGCCGCCTGCCACTAACTTTGCCATGATGTTCCTCTCACTTGCGAAATGTTGCGGTGTCCTTATCGCCCACGCCGGTGGCAATAATCGACATGAGGATTGATGTTAAGGCCGCCAACGCCGCAACGCTGCCAGCCTGCACCCAATCCACTGCCAACACGCCGGTGACATCGGTTGCCCATAACGCCAACAACGCCTGCGCTGCGGTGCGAATGGCACGCTCGGCGGCGTCTTTCCAAAACTTCACTGTGAACATGTCGCGCCTCTCAGTTGTCCATGTGCCAGGTGATGTGGTCGTCAACTTTGTGACGCACTTCCCTGATGTCAGACTCAATGCGGTTCAGT